TTCTTCAAAAGTTTCAGGTGCTGCAAGTTCTTCTTCAAGGACTTCTTCTTCAACTACTTCTTCTGTTTTTGTGACTGCATCCTCAACCTTTTCCTCTTCAGGGGTTAAGAAACTTTCAAACATAGAAGCAGCAACTTCTTTATCAGTTTGTAAAGCAGTCGGTTTATCCGTTATTGCCATAATAAATACTCCTTAATGTATTTAAGAGTATTTTATAACAATAATGTGGGAAAAGGAAAGATTTAACCGATTTTTCTAATCTTGTTGATGTTAGCTTTTGTAAGCTTGCCTTTTTCTGCAATGATACGCAGATGCCTTTCAACCTCTGGTAATAATAGTAATGATCTGTGGATATCTTCTCTAGCAGTAACATCATCTATTTCTCTTGAATTTAACCAATGGGTTATATATTCGTTTTTAAGATTTTCTATTGCTTCTTTAAAAACTTCTGATGTTAATATTTGTTCTGCTTGTGCAGCTTTAACCACTTCTTCGTGTGATACTGACATTAAAATACTCCCCTAGGCATAGGTTGTGATATTGAAAAATTACCACCAGTTGGTTGTTGTAAACTAGCAAGCTGTTGTTCTAACTCTGCAATTCTTGTGTCATAAGCTGAGAAATCAGGAGCTTGATAGGTTGGTATATTAATACCAGATATAGCTTTTTGTATATCTTCTTGTGTTACAAATTGTGATACATCTGGTACTTGTGTTTGTGGTAAAGACATTAATATATCTTGTTTTAAAACACTAGGGTCGAATGTTGGTATATCTTCTAATCTAGCGTAACCAGATAAGTCTGGTGCTTGGTAAGTCGGTAATTCAATACCACTTCTGATATCTTCTATCAATGATTGTCTATCTATTGATGGTGGTTTTGGTATATCAATACCGCTTCTAATATCTTTGATTAAAGCCTCTCTATCAAATGTTGGTACTGTGGGTATATCTTCTAATCTAGCAAGACCGCTTATATCAGGAATGTTAATACTACCTGTTATATCTTCCATAAGTTCTTTTCTAAACGCATCCCTATCGATTGAAAAATCTCTTCCAGTAGGCGCTTCTGGTATTAATGTAGGTATATCCTCTCGTCTTACAAACTGTGATAGGTCTGGTTGTTCTATTTTTGGTATGCCTAATAAATTACCAAAATCTATTCCTGATTCTGCTATTTGTTGACGGATTGCATCTATATCAATAGTGGGAGGAGTTTCTACAGGTGGTGTTATAGGTTGCACAGGTGGTTTCATAGACGGTATTTGAAAGCCACCAAATATATCTCTAAGCGGAGGCATCTTCATGTCTTTATCTACAGGTATATTTACACCACCAATACCTGTACCAAAAAATGTTGGATCGTCAGGAGTTTCATAAGTTATTGCTGGAGGTGTAATTTTTTCCACATCTCTAGGTATATTTAATTGTTCTTGTGTATAACCGCCTGGTTGTTCTGGAGAATAACTTACGCCTGGCGCAATAACTTGTTCCATTGGCATACCGCCTGCTATAGAACGTGCATAGTCAAAACCAGAACGAAATGTAGGATCTGAAACTGGTATTGTATAACTACCAAAATCATCTGGACCTAATTGTGGTCCTTGTTGTTGTTTAGATTTATTAATTATATTTTGTAAAAATCCGCCAGGACCTGTGGGTATATTTTTTGCTACATCAGGTGGCAATCTGTTTTGCAAACCTGCTAATGCTTCTAAATCAAAAAGGATTTCTGTATTTGGTATTCCTGTTGCCATATTAACCTGTAATTAACTTGTCCATCTTTGCGTCTAGTTTGTCTAAACGATCTATAACTCTATCTATGCTGATAGCAAATTCTTCTTTAGTAACATAGTTTCTTGCTACTTCTTCACGAGTCTTATTGAGTAGTATATCAACTCTTTTTAATTCTGTCGCGTTTGTTCTAATGCCATGTATGATAGGTGCAATTACCAAAGTAATAACAATATTCCAATACATCAACGGGTCCATTAGTAACTCCAGATATGCGGTCTTGGTCGACCTTGTGAGTCTTTAGATATGTCTAAGTGTATAAACCTAGCATTACCTTTTTGGTTTACACCAATACCAGTAAATCCATAGTCTCTAGCTTTAGATATAATTTCTAATGCTTGTTTACCTCGTACACCTATGTCAGCTGCTAAACCTAAAGCGTGTGTACCTGGTTTTGATTTCTTTATTTCTACAGGATGGTCTGCACATCTAAAACCACTTGTTATTTTAAATGGAAAGCCACAGTCAGTTCTAAGTGCTTGTAGCTTATCTATAAGCTCATGTTCTATTTTGTTTTCACCACAATGCTTACAAGCAAACTCTTCTAATTTAAAATTATCCCAACTCATTTTCTTGCTATTCCTTTAGTTTTTTCAAAAGTTCTAAGTCCGCCAAGTCCTAACATACCCATTAATACAGTCATTAATGATCCCATGTCAAAGGATGGTAATACAAAAGATATTCCAAATGCTGAGAGTGAGAAGATGATAATAGGCTGCAACAAAAAGTGATAAAGCATAGCAACGCCACAAGTCCAGCCCACAAACGGCCTCCATCCGCTAACAAATATAGATTTATGGCCAGCTTCAATTTTATTAATTTCCACTTGAGCCATGTTCGCTTTATGAAGTTCGGTTTTAAGTTCATGGTTTAGTTTTGCTTGTAAGTCCTTATCAGGCACTAGCTTATTAACTATGTCGCTTACTGGACCTATAAGTTTATCAATCATTTTTTAGTTTTCTTTACTTTTTTCTTTTTAGGTGGTCTACCTACTTTGCTTCCGTATGTTCCTTTCCCTCTTGGCATAATAATTCCTCACTAATTGTATATATCGATAGTTTTTGGCTTTTGCCCTTAACACTTATCGGTTTTAATAATTTTAACTTAAATTTACAATTTATGGCAGTAGAATAACCAATCAATATGTCTTTTCCTACTTCTTTGGTTGCAGATTCTAGTCTAGCTGCTGTATTTACGCAGTCTCCGATAGCAGAATAATCAAATCTTGTATCACTACCCATGTTACCAATAACAGCTGTGCCAGTATTGATACCTATGCCTATATCTATACCTAGGTCTGCTTTCTTCATGTTTTCTTTTATTTCTATAGCGGTTTCTACAGCTTTGCTTCTATGGTCATCTAAATCTATAGGTGCATTGAATATTGCCATCATTGCATCACCAATATATTTATCTACCATGCCTCCATGTTTTTGCACAGCATCTGATTGTATGGTTAAGGCTTTGTTCATAATCTTGGTTACTTCTTCTGGTGGTAGTTTTTCTGACAAAGATGTAAAACCTCTAACATCTGTAAATAAAAATGTTGCTTCTTTTTTCTCACCACCAAGTTTAAGTAAGTCAGGATTATCTTGTAATCGTTTTATTTGTCTAGGATCTAAATAATGTTCAAACTGTTTTTTAATTTGTTGACGCAGTTTGTACTGTTTTTTGTAGTTTACATAGAAGGCAACAGTAGAAGTTATGATTTGTGAGATAAAAGTCCACGAAAAGTCTAACAAAATGCCTTTCTGAACGCTAAAAACTCCTGAGAAGCCTGTGGTGAAAAGCAAAATTACAGCTATACTTAGACCCTTAACTACACCGAGATAATTGATTGTGAGCCATGTCAGCGACACAAAAATTCCAAAAATCAAAATTTCGGCAGCTAATGACCAATCTGGAATCCTTGGAGAGTTTTCTATGAGAATTGACTCAGATAATGCAGCTTGAATTTTATGTGGCTCTAATAATCCAACTGGTGTTGCGACCTGTGGCATGATTCCTGGAGCAGTTATACCGACAAATACAAATTTATTTGCAACATCTAGTTCTTGTAAATTAGTTTGCGGTGTATCTACCCAACTAATCCATTTACGACCAAGACTGTCTGTCTTAATTGGTGGCAACCCTCTGACTGATATTTCTTGTATACCAATGTTATTGGTTGTAATGATGTAAGTTTTTGCACCTACTAAACTTTTCAACACCTCTGTACCAAAGGAACTAACATAACCGTCTGGTGTTCTAAGTAGTAAGGGTATACGTCTGACTAGATTATCAAGATCGGTGGGTGCAGCAGATATACCTTCTTGTATATAGTTTCTTCTGAGGTTGTGAGTATTCTGTACCACACCCTTTGCTAGCATACCACCAACATCAGGACCTTTGATTACCGTACCAACAGTTTTTGGGTATATTTGATTTGGGTATTCAAATGAAGCCAAAATAGATGTACCATAAGCAAGAGAGTCTGCAAAAAATTCATCACCGCCAAATCTATCTGGATGCGGAAAACTAACAACCCAACCTACACCTAGCGCACCAGCATCTATAATCTTTTTATGTATTTCTCCTAGTCTTTGTCTTGGTATTGGCCAACCACCTTCTGCATCTATATCTTCTTCAGTTATATTTAGAATAGTAAAGTAACCAGATGGTTGTTGTTGCGGTACAAGATAATCAAATACTTTTAGTTTTAGTATTTCTGTAGGCGTGCTTTGGAATACTAAAGGTAATCCTAGTATTATAAGTATGGTGAATAATATACGCTTCATTAATTACTTTGAGTGATTTTGATAGTGCTACTAGAACCACCATTTATCTTTACAATGTTTGATGTTCCGTCTTGTATAAAGATAACAGTATAACTACCAGAAGAATCTATATCTACTCTAGCAGTATCGCTAACACTACGCATAAGCGTTAATACCTCGCCTGTTACAAAAGATGTTATTTGTGTTTGTAGGTCTTGTCCTAGCTTTGTACCAACTATGTTTGTAGATGTAGCATCTTGTGCTAGTTGATCCTCTTGTTTTATTTCTTGTAGTGCGTCTATAACATCTAGTAAATCTTCTAGGAAGTTTACATCAAGATAATTTATATCTAACTCTGTAAACTCTAGTTCTTTGTCTGAATCTAAAAAATCTTCATCTAAGTAATCTATATCTAAGTCGTTAAAATCTAGTATGTTTTTCTTTTGTGTTTGCGTTGTTTCTTCTATAACAACCTCTTCTTTAGGTGGATTAACAATAAGCATATTGTCTATAAGGTCTAGGGTTAGGTCTAAGATTACAGGCGGTGTGGGTGACTTTTCAAATACATCTACTGTTGTAGCTTCGTAGGGTTTGTTAAGTGTAACTGTTCCCATGGCTGTAGTAACAACTATTTCACCACTAGAATTACCAAACTCATCTGGAAGAAGTATTAGCAACGACCTGCCTATTTCATCTACGGTGACTGTAAAGTCTGTTCCTCTAATTGCTATGTTTGCAGTAGGAGTTTTAAGATCTATATTGTTTTTATCTATTTTATTTAGACCACCAGTAATAAACCTGGCTGTGCCTAAACCAAAGGTAATGGCCATTTTAGATTTACTAGGGTTAGGGTCAAAGATATATTCGTCTATGGTAAGTTGCGAATGTTCTGTTAGTTTTACTTGTGAGTCATCTAAGAATCTGATAGCCATACGACCATCAGTTGTTACAGCTTCATCGTTTTGTTGGATGTTAAATGCTAGTTCAGCACTATATGGTTTATCTCTAACAACACTAGCTTCGCCAGTTAATTCAGATATGTTTCCTACGTCAACAGCTTGTGCTTGTTCCGCCATCGTTCTGAACGACACAAATAGTACCGCTAGAACCATTAGAATTGATGTATAACCAGTCAGCAACCAAGGTTGATGATTGTGTGATGTTGAATGTTCTGCTGTTACCTGTTTGGTCAAGATAGAAATATCCACCTGCATATCCACTTCCTGTAAAGTTTACTGTATTACTATCTCCATCTACATCTACATAGTTAGTAGCACCATCATAGTTTATATCAAAATCAAAATTGTTGCCGTCACCGTTAATAATCCAATCTAAATCTAATGTGCCAGCTAGTGCAGTTGTTCCTGTATCTAAGGTAAAAGTGTTAGAGTTACCAGTTACATCTACGTTATAGTCAGAGCTGTCAATACCATAAGTATTAGTAGGGTCAGCTTGTATGGTAAAAGTATTAGTATCTCCGTCAAACTCAAATAATCCTGTTACAGAATCACCGTATATATCACCTAAAAATTTATTAGTATTACCTATTTGGTTAATGTCTAGTGTTAAGTTTAGACCATCTAAATCTAATGCTGTAAGTGTTCCTGCTACAGAATTAAGTCCGCCAATAATGTTTGAGTTACCTAATTGTTCTAAATCGATGTTTGCTGTAGAACCGCTTTGGTCAATGTATATTTCGTTATCAGCCGCGTATAGAGGCGATACAATTAGCATCGCAATCAATAGTTTTAATTTCTTCATTTATATTCCAATATCCTCTGGTTGTTCCTTCCTTAATTGTTTGTAGCACAGCAGTTTCTATTGCTGTCTGTAGTGCTATATTGATTGACTCGTTTCTGACTAAACCGTTTTCTATTTCTACTAGTTCGGTACTGTCAGTAATAAAACGAAAAACATCTTGATCTATAGATGCACTTAATATTGTTTTCGTTACTAATACTTCTAGTAACACTCTACCTGTACTTACAGATACAGTTCGTAAAGATATGGTTACGGTGTCTTGTTTGTATTGCCTAGACATTCCAATGCCTAAGTATCTAGCACCTGCACCGCCAGACTTTACATTACTTTCGTATGATATCACGCCACCTTGCATTATCAAACCTGCGAACAATAAATCTGGAAGCTTCTGTTTGTCTTTGTTTTGTTGTCTAGCACTTCTTATTATTTGACGTTCTTTGGTTACATTGTCTAAACCAACGCGCTCAACCACATCAAAGAAACCATCTTTATTACTACCTGCGTGTTTTAAGGCTCTTATAAGGTATGCGTCTGGTGCTTGTGTTACCGCAGATGAAAAGGTTGCATAAGAACTATTACTTCTTCTTTGTCCTGTTTGGTCTGTAAAACCACCTGTATATATAGCAACAACTGGGTTTGTTTTATTTGCAGACTGTATGTTTGCAAGTTCAGGCACAAGCAATGTACCTATCTCGGGTTTTTCTATTTTTTGTATGGGTGGTAAGTTGTTTTCTAACGGATCTATTATTATTGCGCAGCTAGAAAGTAAAGCTACCAATAGGAAGGGATATAGTTGTCGTATTACCATCTGAGTCTGTTATGTTTAAAGTTATGATACCGTCTACAACATTATACTCTATAGTATTACCCTCTAAACTTAAAACACCACTATCGCTTGGTGTTTCACCAAATAGGTTTTCTACAAGCTGTCGGGATAATTGTGCATAGATTCTTGATTCTAAGTTTCTAATAAATCTTGCAAGGGTAGTATTTTCTTTATCTCTTTCTATTTCATCTTGCAAAGCTTTTAGTTCTTGCTTTATTGTCATCTTGCGATTGAACTGTTGGTTTTCTATAGTTAGATAATGTGCAGAAGTGCCTATACCAGAGAATGATGGTGACTTAAATTTATGTACCATTTCATCAGCTGCAAGGCTTTGTCCTACAACCATTAAAACCATGATTGAACCCATAAAGAAACACCATATAGCTACTCTAGTTTTAGCAGCTTCTTCTTGGTCTATTTGTTTTTTTGTCAATCCTCTTTTTTCGTAACTTGCCATTAGTCTTTCCTCTTATCTTTTCTCCCCGCCTTAGATATTTTATTAGTATCTATAAGTTGCGGAACGCCTAACATTGTTTTAATCATAGTATCTTGTCTAATGATTTCATTATCCAAAGATCTAACTCTATCTATTAATGCTACTAAAATACCATGCTGTGTGTCTAGTTTTGTGCCAAGACGTTCTTCCATGGCTGTGAGGGATGTGTTGACTTTATCATCAACGGTATCAAGTTTAGTCTCCATACCGTCAATAATTCTGTTGATGAGTTTCCAAACAAACATTCCTAAACCGATTGCTGCGGCTATAGGAAATCCTAGTTCAGTAATTAGAACTACGACATCATTCATTTATTACTTCTTTTTAGCTGTCTTTTTAGCTTTCTTAAAAGCTTTAGCTGTAGGTGCGCCTTTAGTTCCAGGCTTTCTCATTTTTTCATTAGAGCCAGCTTTAATTCTTTTTCTTTTGGCGTGTATGTTTGCGTATAGTCCTTTTGGCATAATTATCTCCTTATTTTCTTCGTGATTTAGCTCCTGAACATTTCCATCTTTTTCTTGATAGGTTGTTAGGAGTATTGGGATCGTTTTGTTTTTTCTTAGATAATCTTTTCTTTATACCAAGACTTCTAGCGCAATATGAATCACCTTTAGATGTTCCTGGTTTAACTCTTGGCCCACCACCTTTGGCTTTTCCTGCTTGTCCGTAACTTACTTTTTTACCAGACTTAGTTATCTTAACTTTTGCTTTGCCTTTTCTTGGTGTTGCTCTTGCCATTATTTCTTCCTTGGTCTACCTCTTTTCTTAACAACTGGTGCTGGTGTCATAAGACCATCAAACCAGTTTAAAAATTTATGTATAGTTTCTTTTAACCATACCCAAAACTTTCTTATGTATTTCATTAGTGTACCGTCCTTTCTTCATAATAAATTATTTCAGAATCTGTTTTTACTTCGCCACCTGACATAATCGACATAATCTGTAGTGCATGATTTTTATTCTTTGCTCTTATTTCTTTACCTACATAAACCATGTCATCAACCATCACTTCAATATCAAATATTTTGTTGTGGCACATCGTTTGTAAATAATCCTTGAGCTTGAGCTTTTGCATTTTGTCTTATTCCTTCTCTATCTCTTTCCATAACTGCATTTATTTCTGCAATATTAATCTGTGCGCCGTACTTAGCTTGTAGCTCTAAAGCTTTAACTCTTATTTGTGCTTCTTCTATATCTCTTTGTCTATCATCGTCCATGATGATTTTCATTCTATCGGTTTCTGCATCAATCATAGCTTTCTGTGCGCTAACCTGTGCCTTCATTGCTTCAGCCTGTGCAAGCATTTCTGCTGCATCTGGTTTAGGTGGCTCTTGCGGTTGCGGTGGCATTGGCGGAACTTCCGTATTTATAAA